GCGTGGCTACCCTGCTCACGCTGGGCGGGGGGTTGGCTGGCGCTTCGAATGAAAGTGCGCCGCTCCTTTTTGGCACCGTTGCGGGTGCATTGTTCATGGGCGTGATCGTCTGGAGCATCGTCCTATGGACTGCCCGCACCCAACCAGTTGAGAGGGATAGATCATGAGCATATTCGACATCCCAACAACCAGCGATGACGAGATCATGTCAGACATAGTGAGGCGCATAGCCAGCAGCCAGACAGTCACAGATGATGACTTGCACCGGATTACAGGTTCAACTGAGCCGCAGGTCATCATGCCGCTGGAACTGCTGACCAGGCTGCTTGAACAAACGACTAACGAAGCGCTTCTAAAGCAGAAGAACGAGCGGCTGAAGGCCAGGGTGGCGGAGCTGGAGAAAATAGCCGCGATAGCTAACGATGTGAAGTTAAAGTATTCGGACGCTAAAGCCGCAAGCGGGATTGAGGCGTACAGCGCGGCTTTAATTGCGTTTATGGGATCAGTGGAAAAGCTTGTCGCAGCACTCAAGGAGCCAGCCAATGAAGGTTAGGACAGTCAAATTTAACGGCGGAGGATCTGCGGAGATTAATATCGCTGAATGTCCTTTTTGCGGCGCTGATCCGGTCGTTATTCACCAGGGTAATGCGCATACAAAATCGCAAGCAATTATTATCAAGTGTCCAGAGTGCCGAATTGAGCGCACCGATAAAGTGATCAGGCACACCATCGAATGGCTTTTACCAAAGTCGGTGGCGAGCTGGAATCGACGCCCAAAAGCCGACGAACTGTGCGAGGAGAGAGGTGGTTAAGCAAAAGATCTCCGAATTAATCGACGCTCTGCTCACTAAAAATGCGGAACTAGAGCGTCAGGCCCGTGGGCGCGATGTGCTAATCGGAAAATTAGAGTCCGAGCTGTTCCATTTGCGAGGGCAAACTCAGCAGGCAGTTGTGCCGGATTTGTTGGATGAGGTGAGATAGTGACAAAAAAATGCCCTCACAAAGAGGGCAAAGCACGCACAGTCACTAAGGAAGGGATTCAGATTAGGACTGTTTGGCGCGATTGTCAATTGGCTCACTCCGCCAAAAGTGGTAAAATGCAAATAATCAGCTAGGAAACGCACATGCCAGAACCAAAATTTTACATTCTCGATGAGCGGGACGTTTGGCACGAAGCGATAGCGGATGCCGCGCGGGAGTTTGGTTTTGATCCGCTGCGGATTCGCCGTGGCTCAGAGGTCAAGGGGCCGGGTTTCGGCTTCATCCGAACGCACGCAACGCCAAGGATTCTAGCGCAAAACCAGATCGACTATGAGCAGATGGCCAAGCACCTAGTTATGGTTCAGGATCGCCGGCAGGTTCAGCTATACGAAAACAAGACTTTGCAATTCCAAAACTTTGCCGACTGGATGCCGGAAACCGCAAGGCTCAACAACCGTGGCGCCGCGATGGCTTATGCCGCGCAGTGCGGCTACCCGATTGTTTCAAAGGCCGACGTAGGCGCCAGCTCGGTAAACGTGCGGATCATCAAAAACCGCCAGGAGCTTGAGCAGCATATCAAGCTTGCATTCGGAGCCGGCATAAAAGTCAACCACTGCGACAGCAATGGCACAACAAGCCTTCAAAAAGGCTATGTGCTTCTGCAGCAATTCATCCCGCACGAGATAACCTATCGGGTCAACATCATCGGCACTGGCCGAGCTATATTCAAAAGGTTCTGCTATCCGGATCGCCAGGTTGCCCAGACCGGTAACGTGGCGCCCGTGATGGCCCTGACCGATGAGATGGAGTCGCTGCTTGACTTCGCCGACCGGTTCTCAGAGTTCGCCGAGACAAAGTGGTGCGCACTAGACATTTTGAAGGACGGGGATTCGTGGCGGCTGCTCGAGACCTCGCTTGCTTGGCCGTGGCCGTCTCCCGGTGACTGCAATAGCGCGCCCATCTTTCGGACAAATTACAAGTGGATTGACTTATTTCGGTGCATGTTTTCTGAGATACTTAAGGGAACTTTTGGCGGATTGGATGTTGTGACGTGAGCAGAGTGGCTTTTAATCTGTACCTGGTTTGCAACATGGCGCTGTGCCAAATCCTGTTTTTCCCGTGGGCCAAGCCGCGAGAGACTATATCGGGATTCGTTGGGCGCCATGCTTTGGCCGGCTCATTGGTCGCCTCATTCGCCGCCCATTGGATCGACAAAGCCCATCCGTGGGAACCGGATCACTGCCGCGTCACAGCTCGTCAAGAGCGAGAGTGTCGGGCGATTTTGTACGCACAGAGAGAAGATAGAATATGAGCCTTTTTGAATGGAGTGATATTTTTCTGTTGCTTTTTTTGAGCACCGCGTTTTCGATTTTGCTATCAATCTCTTCATTTTATTGCTTACTCTTATGTGCTCTCGATAGGCAATGGCGCCAGGTTGCCCTAATGCTTGTGCTGGGTATTTGGTTTGGGCTATTCAGTTTTCTTGACGCCTTTATAATGTGGGTATCATTTGTATGATAACCGTTGTCACATTCAAGTGGGAAAATCCCGGATACCGGTCCAAGTTCGGGCCGGAGCAGGTCAACATAATGCGGAATATGGTGGCGCGACACTATCCAAAGCCGCACCGATTTATCTGCATAACCGATAACGAAGACGGAATTGATCGGGATATTGAATGTTTCCCGATTTGGGATGATTACGCCAGGGTGCCAAACCCGACGTGGGCGAACGGGCCGAGCTGCTATCGTCGCCTTAAGGTTTTCTCCGAATGGTTTCGCGAAATTGCTGGAGACCGGTTTGTCTGCCTGGATCTGGACGCAGTTATCGTTGACGACATGAGCCCGATATTCGACCGGACAGAGGATTGCGTAACGTACTCGTGCAAAGGCTTGAACGGCGGCATAAACGGCTCGATTTTCATGATGAACACGGGTTGCCGCTCGTTTGTATGGGAATTATTCGACCCGAAGCGGTCGCCGGCTGAGACTACCCGACTGGGCCACAAGGGATCTGATCAGGGCTGGATGAATGCCTGCCTTCAGCACTGCTCGGCAAAGTGGACAGAGGACGACGGGATAATCGGCTACAAAGACACAGTTGCACTCAAGCGCCAAGTTGTTGGCGGTAGGGTTCGGTACGTGCCCGGCCGCCGCGCAAGCCTGCCGCCAGGAGCCAGAATCGTATTCTTCCACGGAAAGCCGGACCCGTGGGACGAAGAAGCACAAGCCCGGTCGCCTTGGATATTGGAGTATTACAAATGAGCACAAGTTTCCCAACTTTATCGCGCGATGTGATTGCCGAGCTAAAGAAAATAATGAAACTGCCGGAAGGAATTAGGAACATCAGAATAGATATTGACCACAATTGACATTGGCGAGGATCATTGGAAATGAATATTGGCTACGCATACCTGCTTTCGGTGTTCATGGGTATTTTTCTTTTTGGGTTTGCAGTGGGCAGATTTTCGTGCTTACTGTAGTCTGCTGGCTCTGGCGCGGCTGGCGCCCGGTATACACCGCCGACCACGTAAACCGGCTAGAGCGTATGCTGTCGCGCAATTTGACTATTCCTCACCGATTGGTCTGCGCAACGGATATGCCCAGGGGCATCAACTGCGAGACCGTACCGATACCCGTGATTCACGGCTTCGAGCAGTGGCCAAAGGCTCTGCCAAACTGTTTTCGGCGGCTGCATCTATTCGCGGGCGAGTCGGCCCAGATATACGGCGAGCGCTGCCTTTCAATAGATCTGGATTGCATCATAACCGGAAACATGGACAGCCTGATAACAGACGAGCCGTTCAAGATCCTACGCGGCGGAGTTTGCCCTTACAACGGCAGTTTGTGGCAAGTTACGCCCGGCTGGCGGCCTGACGTGTGGCATGATCTGTCAATGGATCTGGTGCGGCAATCGGGCAAGGATCGAATGCCCAATGGGCGTAGGCCGTTTGGTTCAGATCAGGTAGTGATGGCGCACAAGATCAAAGGCGCTCCGACCTGGAGTAATGCGGACGGGGTTTATCAGTATATGGGGACCGGAAATAACGTGCCGGCTGATGCAAAGATTCTGTTCTTCGCCGGGACGGTCAAGCCCTGGGATCAAAAGTGTGGTCTGCGCGACATTTATTTTCAGTTATCCGACGAATAATTATTGCAATTTTATTTGCACGCATTACAATTAGTGAAACAAACAGAGGGTAAGGCATGAGCCGCACACAAACAGAAAGTACCCTACTGACGGCAGGAGGCATCGCTCAAGAGGAAAAAATATGAAAATGGTAACCCGGTACGAAATCCGAGAATACAAAGGTGGCAGCTACAGCGCCAGCATGAGCCACAAGCTGCGCGACCGTAAGGCAGCAACAAAGCTGGTTAAGCGACTGAAAAAGATGGGTCACAACGCATTCGCAGCGCCGATGAAGGTAGGCGTGTAATGAGCCTGACATATGAGCAAATCGAAACAATAGCCGAACATATGCGGTCGGCAGGATTTGACCTTTCAGAGACAAGCGTCGATCAAATTGCCATGCTCGCGCAGTGTGTTTTGGAAGCGCTTGAGATTGAATTTGACGCCTAACCCGCCGCCCTGCCGCTTAGCCCACGTCACGGGCGCTATTAACGCGCAGAGAAAAAGACATGAGTATAAAAGAACGGCCAATACTGTTTTCTGGGCCAATGGTCCGCGCAATTTTGGACGGAAGGAAGACGCAGGCTCGACGCGGGCTGACTATTCCTGCAGGATTTCAGCCCGGAAAGCTAGGCACAATCACGAGCAAACACCCAAAGCAGGGTAGGTTTGGGCTGTGCATATCCCGAACAACTGGCGGGTTCACCGAGACCGACCTGATCCCATGCCCATACGGAAAAGTCGGAGACCGGCTTTGGGTTCGCGAGAGCTGGCACATTGAAGCGCGAAGACAGTCAGAATCCCACTTAAACATGACTGTCGCTTATCGCCCGTGCTCACCGCGCGCAGTTGAAAATGGGTGGTCTCAAGACTCCAAAGACTTTGATTTGCCGATAGACACGCCTATTCCTTCACCAAACGTTCCAACCTTTGGCAAAAACGGTATTCGCTGGAGGCCATCAATCCACATGCCCCGCTGGGCGTCCCGCATCACCCTCGAAATCACCGACATTCGTGTCGAGCGGCTGAATGAGATCAGCGAGGCGGATGCAGCCGCAGAAGGAGTCATGATGTGCGATGGCGGCGGGTTTGATTATCACGCAAATGACTACGCCCAAGGGTTCAGCCCTAGAAGCTCTTTTTTCACGCTCTGGGAATCCATCAACGGCACTGGAAGCTGGCAGGCAAATCCCTGGGTGTGGGTAATTGAATTTAGGAGGGTGGCATGAGCCGACCAACAATAGAGATTATGACCGACCTAGCCGCAGCTATGCTGGCCTTTTCTCAGCGCGGTGACATAGCCGACGATGACATTCTGACATTTGCGGATGGCCGAAGTATAACGGTCGGCGAGCTGCTTGATGAGGCGGATGACGCCATAGGATTATCTGGGCCTCTAAATTGAAAAACCGCAAAAAAGCCATGCTAGTGCGCCGACGAAAGGGCGCCAGCAGATTGCGGAAAAGCAAGCCAATTGTAGAGAAAAGTGATAAAATTCAACGGTGAAGGAGAGATTATGATCGCATTACTGATAGCCATTCTCGCGACATTCTGCTGCCTGGTCGGGTTTGTAATGGGGCGGATAACAGCAGCTAAATCAAAACCGGAATTTACCGGTGATTACGATCTGCTCCGGCGCATGGAATACGAAGCGCGCATGAGATACGTGGCGAAGAGCGAGATCAGCCAGGGAGACATGGAATCATTGGTTTATGGCAACTCCGACCATGTCCGCCAATCTGGGCAAGGCATCCATAATCCCAAAACCTATATCTGTTGCACCATGCATGAAACACATCAAGCCAGAACACCGGAGAAGCCATGACAGCGGTAAGTAGCATGACCGATTTTCCCGACTATAAAACAGTTGCAATCGATAGCCTGATTCCGTATGCGCGTAATTCTCGCACGCACAGCGATGATCAGATCGCACAAATCGCCGCCAGTATCCGAGAGTTCGGCTTTCTGAACCCAATCATCGTTGACGGCGACAACGGGATCATCGCCGGTCATGGGCGCGTCCTGGCAGCGCAGAAGCTCGGCATGGAGTCGCTGCCCTGCATCGAGGCATCGCACCTCACTGACGCGCAACGCAAGGCGTACATCATCGCTGACAACAAGCTGGCGCTAAATGCTGGCTGGGATGATGAGCTTCTGAAAATCGAGCTGCAAGACCTTGAGGCAGCGGATTTTGATTTGTCGATTACTGGTTTTTCGGATGAAGAAACTATGGCGCTGCTGGGTGACGGGCTTTTCGATGAAGAAAAAGAGCTCCCGCCGGGGGAAGAATATTCAGAGGTTTTTGAGGTCGCCGTGACTTGCCGCGATGAGGCAGAGCAAGAGGCCATATACCAGATGATGACCGCGAGGGGGTTAAAATGCCGAGTTTTGTCCATGTAGTCGAAGCTGATTATTGCCCTACCTTCCGAACTGAAAAGGTCGCGGGGATGTTTGACGTACCTGTTGCGGATAAGCTGCGCAAGGAATGGAACGTTCAAATTCCTATCGAAGGCAAAGACTGGGCGGTTGGCCTTATCGTTGGCGCATCTGGCGCAGGCAAGACTACAATTGCTAAACGGGCGTTTGGCGAAGAAGCCTATTTTACCGGCAACGAATGGCGGGCTAAGTGCTTGCTCGATGACTTCCGCGAAGACCTAGATATTAAAACTATAACCGGCGCTCTATCTCATGTTGGCCTAGCATCTCCGCCCGCCTGGCTTTTGCCTTATTCGGCACTGAGCAATGGGCAGCGTTTCCGTGCTGACCTGGCGCGAGCTATGCTGGAAACCGAGGGCTTGCTGTGCTTCGATGAATTTACCAGCGTAGTGGATCGCACCGTGGCCAAGGTGGGCGCGTTCGCTTGTCAAAAATACGTGCGTAAAATGGGGCGACAATTTGTTGCCGTGACCTGTCATTATGACGTCGCCGAATGGCTGGAGCCCGATTGGGTTTATGATGTGAGCAGTAGCACGTTCACTTGGGGCCGGCTTCGGCGGCCACCAATCGAGGTTACGATTGAGCGATGCCATCATTCGGCATGGGAGCTATTCAAAGGCCATCACTATCTGAGCGCCGATATCAACAAGGCTGCCCGCGTATATGTGGCGTTTGTTTTGGGTGAGCCTGCCGCATTGTGCGCCGTTCTGCCGTTCCCGCACCCCAAGCTGAAAGGCGCCTACAAGGAGCATAGGACAGTCGTGCTGCCTGACTACCAGGGCATTGGTTTGGGCAACATGATGTCCGAGCACATTGGTGAAATGCTGATTGCCGAGGGGAAGACGTTCATATCGACAACAAGCCACCCAGCGATGATCGGCCACCGAATTAGATCCAAAAAATGGGTGATGACAAGAAAGCCCGGCAGAACCGGGCGTAATAAATCAGGTGTTCTTGCCGGAACGACGGCTCACAACAGGCTCAGTGCGTCATTCCGTTATGTCGGTGATGTCAATGGCGCACAAGTAGACGCCTCGCGGGAATAGGTCGGTTATTGTGTTTTTGATCTTGCGCATCCTTACGACAACACCCGATAGTCGGGCGCCTGAGTAGCCGAGGGACAGCGTAACAGGGCGACCGGGAACGACAGTCCCTTCATGCCATCGGGGGCCGTACAGCCGGTACTCTGTGCGCTTGGTGCCGTTGGCGAACTGTTCGAAATACTGGCGCTTGAGGGGCACGAACAGGGGCTTCACTTGTCACCCCCGAAGATGAAACAAAACTCTTGCTCTGTCATTCCTCCGGCAATGCACTGATTTTTTAGGTCGTGATAAATTGCCCCGCGATATTTGCGCACGTACTCAAGGGGGTTGTGCTTATTAGGGTTAACCTCGGCGATCTTATTGCCGTCGCTGTTGTAGACTCGCACGGCGTGAGGTCTTGATCCGCTTGCATTTGTGTTGCTTACTGAGAACCCGAAATATGAACAGCTCATGTGATATACTCCTGTGTGTGTATTGATCTGACACTTACAGTATAAGAGGATGTATAAGAGGATGCAACAGGATTGCGGCAAATAATTGTTAAGAACGCGAATGATAATCGTTATCATTTAGGTGATGTATGCCCAGACATGAGCATGAACCCACAAAAGCCACCCGCGAGGTAGTCAAGTTGCATACGATGGTCGGCACGGATCAGCGCGTGATTGCTGACATCCTGGATATAGACCCGAAGACGTTGCGTAAGCACTACCGAGCTGAGCTTGATCAGTCTAAAGCCAAGGCCAACGCCACGATTGGCGGCGCGCTGTTTAATAAAGCGAAATCAGGCGACACAACCGCCATGATTTTCTGGATGAAAACTCAGGCGGGGTGGAGGGAACGTCAGGAGATAGACCACACCAGCTCCGATGGCAGCATGACGCCAATGCCGCTGGATATGACCAAGTTGCCACCCGAGGTGCTAGAGGCAATCGTAAAGGCAGGCGATGCGGCAACTGACGATAAATGACGCTATTGAGGCCGAGAAGGAGCTTTGCCGGCGCTCGTTTGCCTACTTCATCCGTAGGGCTTGGCCCCACATCATCCCGGATGCGCTCAAATGGAACTGGCACATTGATGCTATTGCCGAGCACATGGAAGCCGTGCGGCGGGGCGAGATACTGCGGCTGCTGATCAACATTCCCCCTGGCACATCGAAATCAACCATAACGGGCGTGATGTTTCCAGCTTGGCTATGGGGGCCCGCCGGCGATCCTGGTGCGCGCATCATTGGGGCGTCGCACGAGCAAGGGCTGGCAATCCGCGACAACCGCAACACCCGCGAGCTGATAACGTCCGAATGGTACGCTAAGCGCTGGGCCGTTAGGCTCACAAGCGACCAGAACGAAAAGCTGTATTTCGAGAATGACAAGAAGGGTTTCCGCCAGGCGTGTGCCGTTGCATCCATGACGGGCCGGCGCGGTCATTACGTTCTCTGGGATGACCCACTATCACCGGAAAAGGCACACAGCGAGCAGCACCGCAAAACAGCTATACGCGTATTCTCCGAGACTCTGCCGACCAGGTTAAACGACCCCGTCCGATCCGCAATCGTAGTAGTTATGCAGCGGCTCCACGATGACGACATTAGCGGCCACATACTGCGGTCAGACTTGGGCTATGAGCACCTTTGCATTCCCATGGAGTTCGAGCCGGGCAGGCGCAAAACCACGTCGATAGGCTGGACCGATCCGCGCACAAAGGAGGGTGAACTGCTGGACCCCGTGCGATTTCCCCCGGAAGTCATAGCGCGCGACAAGGCGGCAATGGGCACCTACGGCTGGGCCGG